GGTAGTGGTCTGAGATTGCTCAGATAAATCGCGGAGTCCATAACCGTATTTTGCAGTTGCTTCGCGTGCGGCGTTCAAGCCAGGAGTGACTTCACCTGTTGTTTTATTGAACTGAGAAATTCTTACTGCGCTATCTTCCGTTGCGCGGTTGACCAGATAGAAACCACCAGCGACAACAGAAAGCGCCGCAACCACAAGACCAACAGGACCAAGGGCCAGGGTTAAGGCAATGTTGAAACCTGCTAGTGCAGTGGTAGCAAAACCTACTGCACGAGTAAGCAGCGGGAACGTGGCAGCAAGGCCAGCGTTAGCGATTCCCTTTTGTATCGCTGCCACCTTCGCGGCGATCAGGCCAGTAGTCCACGCGGCAAGAACAGCGGTCGCACCGATGACAACAATTCTGTTGTTCAAAAGTGCCGCAGTCAGGTTAGCGACAACAGTCACAACGCCAGTAATCAGCGGCAAAACAATTCTGATTGCGCCAGCAAGCAGTTCACCGATAGCAGCGGCAGCAGTTTGGAAAGCCGGGGTGAGATCACGCAACGCCGGACCAAGACCGTCAGCAAGCGCAGACAGGAACGGCAACAGGGCCGCGCCCAAATCCTCCTGCATATTGCCCATCATCACCGACAGGCGACCCGTCGCCGTAGCGGTCGCCGTAGCGACACCACCAACCTGCGATTCAACTTCACCCATGATCACGTTCTGTGCCTCAAACATATTGTTTGACGCAACCAGCGCGGCAACCTGATCCTTCTGACCCTGCGTGAACGTCACGCCTGCACGGCTCAGTGCCGTCAATCCCTTAGTGGGATCGTTCAGCGCTTTGCCAAGCATCTTCGCGGCAGACTCCGCATCACCGAAACCAGCCGCCGCCAGGTCTTGCGCCGCGACCGTGGCACGGTCAAGCATCGCGCTTAGTCCTTCGCCTTCGTTCTTCACGTTCTTGAACGTCAGCAGAAGGTTCGTTGACTTTTGGATCAGCTCATCGTCAATACCCATTTGTTCAGAAAGGCGGCGTGACAGTTCGGAAACCTGTTCCGCAGTGACCTGTGCTGCACCACCAGTGGATTTGATGATTTGCTCAGTTGTCGCCTGAACAACTGCGGATTCTTCAGCAGCCCTAACAAGGCTCATAAACCCGGCAGTAAGACCACCGATAGCCAACGCACCAATGGCAAGCTTGCCAGCCATAGACTTAAAGCCGTTGCCAACATCCGTCGCGCCCTTAGTGGCGATCCCGGCAGACTTCGCCATTGCGTTAAGTTCGCGCTGCGCCTTAGCAATATCTTTACCGTCGTACTTGCCGACAATGGAAATAGCAATAGCCATGATTTGCCTTCCTTATGCCGTAGTACGGTTAGTGATCTTTTCGGCTTCGCGCACTGCCTGTTCAATCAGGCGAAGCGCGTTGCCTTTTTCCTGTTCTTCGCCAGCCCAAATGCCACGCGGTTTCGGAACAGCCTGCGCCATGTTGGCACGCATTGATTCACCCTTAGCCGACGTGCGCGGCCCCTGCCGTTTCGCGTGACCGACGACATGGAAAATCTGTGTAGCGGGATCAGTTGAAATGATACCGATAGCGTTCGTCACGAACACGCCACGGTTCCGCTTGATCCTGCCGGAACCCCTAGTGACCTTGATTGTTGACGCGGCTTGCGAAGCTTCGAAACTCAAGTCACGACCGTCACGGCTAAACGTCCAACGGCCCCAATTGGAAACAACATCGGCAGACATTAGTTCAGCGCGAGCAACGCGAACAATTGCAGTAGCGGCTTTAGTGATCTCGCGTTGAATCAGTTTGTATTGAACTTCGTCGTATTCTTTCAACGCCTTCATGGTTGCATCAAAGCCTGCAATGTTTATGCGGTCAGCCATGATGCCTACTTTCGCTGTTGCTTACCTTGTTGAGTATTACGCCAGCGCAGGTATCGGTACATCGTAGCAATTGTGCGGGGGTGCTGCCCGGCTACATCGTCGGGCAGCACGCCCCATTCGTACGCTAAATGCGTTATCAGCCAGTGGGCTGAGTGCTCTCCAAAGGGGCAAGGTCTGCTTCCTCCGTGTCACCGAATTCAATTGATGCGACTGTTTCCGACCAAGGATCAAAGTCAGCAGTAACCAAATTCTTTCGCTTCAGCGCCGTCCACGTAAGCCACAACATGTATTCAATGCGAACCTGTTCGCTGAACACTGCCATTGACTTATCGAAGTGTCGTTCAAATGCGATGAGATCGGGCGCAGACGCAACAACATCTGCGCCCGATCCATCTTCGTACTGTACGTGCAGTGGCAAACGCATCATTGCAGGACTCCTAGCAGGTCAGAGGGTTTGAGATTAGTTTACTTACGCAGTTGCGCGAGTGACAGGGCCAGTGATCGGAAGCGAAACCGACACCGTGGCAAGGTCACCGACAGCCGAATCAATCGGGCTGTACTGTGCAACGAGAACGTCAAACTGGTATTCCGGGTTGGTCGTGCCGATTGCGGCAGTTCCCTGGGGACGCACCTTCACAGCGACAGTGCCGCCAAGGTTCGGCCAGAACAGCGCGTCAATCGAACCGCCAGCGAAGTCCTGATGAAATTCGAAATCCACTGAACCTTGCTTCAATCCACCGATGCGGGTACGCCATCCACCCGACGCACCAAACGCGGTGGTTTCAACATCGTCAGCTTCAACTGAGATGGTCACGGATGCACATGAGGATGTGACCGTGCTGCCAGCGAAAACGATCACTGGCTCTGTTACAACATACTTTGGCATTTTGCCACTCCTTATGCGTAGACCGTGACCGCAAATTCTGCGGAAATGTATGTGTTTTCTGCAATTTGAATTGCGGTATAGTTCCGCATTTCAGTTACCCGAAGGGTGTTTGCTGCCCCTCCGAGAGTCTTGTCTCGTTCAATCGCGGTTTTGATTGAACCTGCACCTGTCGGTGCGCAATATGCGTCAAGCGTGTTCTGAGCTGTTCGCTCGTCCACACGGCCAACGATGACCAACACGACGAATTCGTACTGATCTAGGCCGCGAGCGAAGGACGTATCCCAAATGACCCGCTGTGGCATTACAACGGCCACAGGCGGCTTAGGATCGTCGGGCACGGTGGCAGATGTGCGGAGTCCCGTAATGGTCGCCAGGTTTGCTGCTAGGCCCGTGCGGAGCGTGGTCATGCTCACGCGATACCTGCCGGGGTGCGGCGCAGTGGGGCAAGGATCATTGCAACATCAGGGTCAAGGCGTGAACCGACACGAACCGCACCCATGTCACCAAAGCCAAGGACACCAGTTGGTGAGTCATAGCGCTTGTATTGGCGAAGGGCAAGCAGGATCGTTGCGTGCGTCACCTGCGTAGGAACAGCAGTACCAAACCCGAACACGCCTGTAATCTCAACAGCAACTTCATTGCCCACAATGGGGAACAAGTAATCACCGACAGCACGAAGTGTCATCGTGGGGAAAGCGAGTCCTGACGCGGTGCGGTTGCCTGGTTCAAGCTGATAATCAGAAGCAGTCCATGTCAGGTCATAAGTGCCGTCAACGTCGCTTGACGTTTTGACCGTGATCGCCGTTCCGATCACATCGTCAATGCTGCACACGTAGGAAGTGTCAGCAGCGAAGTAGCGGGTTTCGGTTCCTGCCGTGTAAAAGCGGCGTTCGCAATATCCGTCAACCATGCGGGACGCGGTTTCAGTGCACATTTCTAGCAGAGAGTCGTCAACGCTGTCCGTGATTCTGGCGGCAGCTTTGACCTGTGCCAGCGTGGCATAACCGTTACTAATCGCCACAGCGCCTCCTATTTGACTGAACCGAAGAAATACAAATCATGTGATGAATCGTTTGTCATAAAATTCCATTCACTGAACATTGAATCAAGATCAAGTTCAGTGGTGAAATCCTGCGCAGTCAGGTTCCTATAGTAGTCCCAACCAAGACTGACAGTAAGTGGCGAACAGTTCGGGGTTGTGCGTTCTGTCCCGTGTTCGGCGCGGCCCGTAGTGGCGCATGACATAAACACCATGCCGTTACACATACGCGCCATGTTGGCGAAGGTTTCAGCCCAATACGGATTGTGTTCCAAACATTCTGCACTGATCACTGTGTCAAAAGTTTTGTCAAGGTAATCTAAATTTTGACCCTGGCACACCACATCTACGCCGGAACCTGGCGCAACATCTACACCCACATATTTGCAGTCAGTGAAGAAATCCCGAACTGTGCCATTGATGTTCAGTGAACCAACTTCAAGAACACGCACGCCATTAAACGATGCGGGAAACTTAGCAACCATTGATGCGAAAAATTCGCGCTGCTCAACATGTGCCATGTCAGTCCCACGTCAGTATGCGTCGGCGGCGAACATTCCACACGCCTTCGCTGTAATCGTTTCGGCTCATCTTGTCATGGTAATACTTCATGTTTAAATCATACGTTTCGTTATTGCGCTGTTCGTATCCGGCTTTCAGCGTGCTGCTGTTCGCGTGATCAATCGGGATACTGGTTCGGCGAATCATTGGCCCGATACGTTCGCACCTGCGTTCGTAGTCCAAATCTTCAAAGTATGCAGGGTGCAAAGCCTCATCAAATAAACCGACAGCGTTAACCACGGCAGCACCAAGTGCGAACGCGGCCCATGGCGGGAAGGCATCAGACAGCACAAGCTCGTGCGCTGTCGCTTCCTTGTTGAAACGTTCCAATGATCCTTCAGGCCACTTCACGTCAAAGTTAGCAATCAGCCAATACGGGGCAAATGGCAATGACTTTATGCCAAGGTTCCACGAACCTGCTACGCCTAGATTGCTTGGCATAGTGACAATGTGAATGTTGTGAACGTGCTTCGCAGTGACTTCCTTGACACAGTGCCCATTGTCAATAATGACTAGGTGTTCAATCGGGTAGTCAATTGTTGCTAGCATTTCATCAAGCAAATCGGGACGCGCAAGGATTGGCACGATCATTGCCGGAATCACAAAGTTTCCAACAGTGGTCGCCACGCGTTTTCATACACAGTGTCAGCATCATAGTTTTCAACAACGAACGCCCGTGCCGTGTCTGACTTGCCGTCACCCTTACGTTCATAAGCTTCGTTCAACGCGGTCACCATGTCCGGCACGCTAGGCACGTTGAACCATGCGCCCTGTGCAGCATCCCATAGCGGCTGTCCACCAACCTTCCAACCGTCACCGATCAGTTCAGGCTGTGCACTGAAGTTGTTAACAATGACTGGCGTTCCACATGACTGCGCATCAATAACCGTGATGCCGAATCCCTCACCGTATGTCGCCGCAAGCAACACATTCATGCCTGTATAGATTGCAGCAAATACGTTGTCAGGAATTCCCATACGCTGCTGATACTGATTCACGAACACGAACTGATCAGAGCGTAAACCGACAGCTTCGATAAGGGTATCGAAATTGATACCACCCATGCCGCCTGTCTTTTCCGTATGCAAATACAGAACCGCGTCAGGTTTGTCTTTAGCAAAGATAGAGAACGCAAGCAGTTGCTCACCGAACGCCTTGCGGTTAGGTGACACACCCTTGTTCGCGTTGACGATACCGACAACGAAAGCGTCATCAGGAACGTTCATTATTTGTCGCCCGGTGCGCCAACCGTTAGCGGTGTCAATCTTCGCTGTCGGCTTCAGCACGTTTGTTTCAATGGCGTGAGGAATATAAACGTTGTCAATGTCTAGGCGGGTCAACTGTTCTGACCCGAACTTGCTCATTGCGACAGGTGTCACGTTCGGTTTGGCACAGAACGCGGCAACGCTGCTAGGTGCTGGCAGGTGATCAATGGGAACCCACGACACAAGCTGCACTTCATCTAGGCGCGGATTCTTCAACACCCACACGTCATAAAGCGTGAACAGCGGATTGCGATTGGTGTCATATTGCCTGCACCAGTCAGCGTGATAAGCGTTCATCACATCATTTGAATACGCATCAAATCCGCGTGGGAAATGCGTGATGCCTTCCCATTCAGTCATTGTTGCTTCAAGGCCATAGTTCGCGGTTACCGCGATGTGGTGACCGTCGGCAATCATCCGGGAAACTACTTGACGCGTTTGCGTACCGTAACCCGTTTGCGCCCACGCGGCATTGGAAAACCAAGTGCCAGCAATCATGTTTCCATTACGTGCCGCACGGCGGCGTGCTGCTCTATCCATCGCAGGGTACTTCCGTTCGCAGAGTGTTGCGCAGGTTTTTGCAGGATGTGAAGCCTGTGTGGGGCGGTCCTGCGCCCCGCCCCACACAGACGTTTGTTTTACGGCGCTACTTATGCAGCGTTGCCCGTAAAGACCTTAACAGCGTCAGACTGTCCCAGGTCGCCCCACACGCGCATGGTGACGCGGAAGCCGATTTCGTCAGATGCGAAGTAGGCATCATCCGAACGTGCAACTTCAATGCCGCCAACCTGGCGAACGTGGTACGAACCGAACCAGCCGAACGCAACCGACTTCGCGCTAGTTGCCGTAGCGGCAACATCGGGATTCTCGAAAATCGGGAAACCCATGAACGAATCGGGAACGCCAATTGCAGCGGCGGGAACGTACAGGTACTGACCTGCGGTGTCCTTCAGCTTGCGAAGCGTGCCCATGCTTGAACGGCGCATCATCCAACCTGCACCGTTACGGACGTAAGCGCCGTCAACGGAGTGTGCCAGGTCAATGAGGTTGTCAGCAGTGAACGCGCCACTGACAGCAGTACCACCAGTGATACCAGCGCCAGCGGCTGCAATAACGCCCTTAGGCTGAACAGTGCCAGTGCCAAGGGTCAAAAGGTTATTGACCTTGATACCGATAGAAGTTCCCAGGGTGCGGCCCAGGTAGGAAACGAGATCAATACCCGAATCCTGAAGCAGCTCGCGGGAAACCTTGGTGAGAACGGCGACCTTCTGTGACTTCAGCGTGATGCTGCTGAAGGTAGGCTCAAGATCGCTGATGGTCGTTGCCTCAGCGATTGCGGTTGCGGCGGGACGTGCCGACTCAACCGGAACCTTAATATCCTCACCGGAAGCAGTGTTGATGATGGTGACGATGTTGCCGTCAAGCATCGGGCCAACAGTGGTCAGCTTCTCCTGAATAACATCGTAGAACGACTGCGGGACGACAGACGAGTCATCCGTGGTGTTCATGCCACGACGCTCAAACGTGTGCGAGCGAATCTCACCAGCGGCGAGTGCGCGAACAACGTCAAAGTCACCTTCGGTCTTTGCGGCGCGAACGGCGCGAACCTCAGGCGCATCAGCCATTGATGCTTCAATGTCGAAGGCGCGTGCCTCAGCTGCCTGAAGATCGCTGATCTTCTGCGAACGCTCATCAATGTCAGCCATCATCCGGCTGTAGGACTGCTCCTCATCGGCAGACAGATCGCGCTTCTCAGCGGCTGCCGCGTCAAGGAGCGACTTTGCGGCGTGCCACGCCGACTGGCGTGCCTCCACCTGGCGCTTTAGGTACTCCATTAGAGTCCCCTTTCCTTAGTTAGTTTGAATTGTTTACAAACGCGAAGCGGCTCCGCTTACGCAATCCTGCCCATCGGCTCCGATGTAGTAGGAAGTTTTTAGATGCCGATAGTTTTAGCGGCAAGGTCAATCTGCTTTTGCAGAAGTGAAATGGGAATGGAAACGCTGGCCTCAACTTGAATTTCAGTTCCGTCGCCTTCGTGCATAGCGCCGCCGTTGTCATGGGTCACACCGTCGTAACCAAGTTCGCCCAGGTTCTCCATACCTACAACCCCATCGTCACTCAATTGCAAAGTGTTAATGACTTCTAAAAGTGTAGCAACTTGATCGGCGGTCAAAGTGTTTCCGGCTTGCAGCTCATTGATTGCCAGCGTGAGCTCGTCAACGTCTACTGATGCACGGGTGGCAAGGTCACGCATGGCGCGAACACTAGCAGTTGTCTGCGGGTATGCGGGAACGCCAGTGACAACACTAACTTCATGCAAACGCACTTCGTTTAGAGTGCGCTCGTTTCCGTCAACTGACCACGAATCCTTGACAGTGGAGAACCCAAAGGACATTCCCGTAATGTCACCGCGTGCGACCAATGCGCGAATATCGTTTCCTGCCGTGGTGTCGGGCAAATCAATTTCAACGTATCCACCTTCAGGCCGATCTTCAATGCGCAGAGTCTTTGCACGGGTCGAACCAAGCAACAGCGTGTCATCGTGATTCACATACGCCCGAATATCATTCTTTGACTTCAGGGTACGAGTGAAAGCACCTGGCGCGATACGTTCCGTGAAAGGCAGCGGCAGGCTAGGTGCGTTGTATCGCCACGCGTAACCACCAAACGTCATCCCGTCGCCGTTTTCCATTGCGCGAATCTCAGTGACTTCCGCTGCAAAGGTGCGGATTTCAATAGCTGACATTTCTGTCCTTCCTTGCAAACGATTTGATTCACGTTCTAGCCAATGGGTCGCGGGTCTAGGATCAGTGGGGTCAATTCCCCACAGGTAATGTGCGACAGCTCCCGCACCGGGCCATTCGGGGTCGTCAGTGTTTCGGTTCTTTGATGCTTCAAGGTCTACAGCGTGTCGCTGTGACCAAGCGTAAGCGCGGATAATCTTGTCATCTGAAATGTTTCCGTCAGCCATTTCACGCGCTTCACGCACAGTCTGATCAGTAACGCCGTCACCCGCGAAACCTTCATGCCGTAATTCCAAACCACGTGCTGCCGCTGTTTGCATATAGTTTGGCGGTGTCGCCCTAGTCTCAACAGGTATTGATGCGGGTGCGCGTTCTTCGCCTTCAGGCTGCCACGCGTTGCAGTAGTAAGCGCCGCTTACGTAGTCGTCCCACTTTTCGCACCAAGCTTCATCGCCGCGCACATTTGTTTCATCATAGAAGTAGCAGTTGCCGCACGCCCTACCGTCTGGCACCGAC